GGGAGCCGTTGCCCGTGCCTCTGGAGGACCTCATCCTGCGCCTGCATCCCCGGCCCATCGACATGCCCGCCCAGATGCTGGTGCTTAACCGTAGCACGACGCTGGCCCAGTGGGACGTGTTCTTGGAGAGGCTGGGTACGCCGCCGGCATTTTTTGTGCTTCCTCCTGACTGCTCCGAGGAGCTGCGTCAGGAGTACATCAAGATGTCGGCCATGTGCTACTCGGCGGCCACCGGCGTCATCGACCACGACTCCGATATCAAGTCCATCCCGATATCCCAGACGAGCGTCGACCTGTTTGACCGCCGTTACAAGGTAGCCACCGAGGAGATCGCCATGCTGACCACCGCCGGCAAGCTCACAGTCATGACCGAGTCCGGCTCCGGCACCCTGGCCGGCAACGCCCAGGCTGACGGCTTTAAGGCCTGGGCGGCCGGCGAAGCCGACCATATTGCCTCCGTGCTGACGGCCCAGCTGGTCAACCGGGTGCTCGACGAGTACCACCCCGGCCAGCCTCACCTGGTGAATTTTACGCTCTCCTGCGTAGACAAGACCACGCCGGAGAAAGAAATCGCCAACGCCGCCGCTCTGCGCGCCGCCGGCTACGACATCGACGACGCCGAGGTCAGCGAGCGCACCGGCTGGCAGGTGACCGCCGGAGTCTCCTCCTCCGAGCTCTACGCCATCAGGACCGCCGGCTACGCGCCGGAGCAGCGGGCCATGGAGAATGGCGGCAAACGCTCCCAGGAGACGCCCTACACGCTTAACTCCCGCCGCCGCGACGCCATCACGACACTGGCCCTCCACCGCGGCACCACGCTCTGGGAGCCGGCGCGCCGCCGCCTGGAGGAGGTGGTCGCCCACCGCCTGCAAGATATCGACGAGCGCCTGGAACGGGTCACGCTGGAGCTGCTTCCCCTCTCCCCGGATGAGCAGGCCCGTCTCAAGGATGCGCTGCAGGTCCCCGGAGAGGAGGAGATCGTCTCCACCGCCCTCCAGATTGCCCGACGCCTCCAGGAGGCCCGTGACGAGGGGAAACGCCGCGCGGCGGCCGTTGACCCGTCTCTGGCCACATTCGGCCCTGCACGACCCCTGCACGGCGCAAATTCAGCCCCATCCCACGCATGAGCAACTACCGAGACAGATACATCGCCCGCGGCATCCCGGAATTCGACCCGGACGCCTGCGCTCCATACCCCATTGGACAGGTCCCGCAATCAGGCTGGTTCCTCATTGAGCCGGCCGGCACCTACACCATCCCGGTGCCCGACACCTCCATCCCGCCTGCCAAGCGCTGGGACGTGGACGAGGTCATCGACAAGGCGGCGCTGCAGGCCATCTGCGAGGCCTACGACCCGGCTATCAACGGCGGCAACGGCATCCAGGTCAACAACGACCACCTGCATCTGCGCACCACCGGCGACAACCCGGCCCTGGGCTGGTGCAGGGCGCTGGACTACGGATGGGTCGGCGGCCGCCTCTACCAGGCCGCCTACATCTCCTGGGTCAAGGATGCCCACCACGACCTCAACCAGGGCAAGTACTGGGCATTCAGCACCGAGTACAAGCTGGCCGACTACAAACGCGTCTACCACAACGGCTACAGCCCCACGCGCCTGTCCGGTCTGGCCGTCACCAACAACCCGGACCATGAGGCCCAGCCGGGCATCATCCTCCAATCCGCCGCGGGCGACGTGGTCGTCCACAGCCGCAGCGCCTCCATCCTCCAATCCACAACCATGAGTACAAAAACAGCAACACAACGGATCCTGCACTCCGAGGGCAATCCCGCCCCCGAAGATGAGGAAAAGAAGCAGCAAGAAATCAACGCCAACAACGACAATCCCCCTCCTGCCACCACAGAAGAGGAAAAGAAAGACGAAACCAGCGCCAACAACGACACCGACCAAAAGGACGAAACCAGCTGCAACTCGGACGACGAGGGCTGGCTGGGCCTCGTCAACAAAATAGCCGGGGTGTGCGGCCTGCCCGACACGGCCACCGGAGACGACATCCTCAAGTACGTCACCGACCTCAAGACCGACTTTGACCTCCTCAAGCAGCAGGCAACAGAGTCCAACGGAGGCACCCAGGCCCACAGCAGGGCTCCCCTCACGCGCCAGCTGCACAGCAACCGGGGAGGCCGGCGCATGGACCGCGACGTCACTCCCGCCGGGGTGGTCATCCACCGCACGCCGGAGGGCAAGGCCGTCAAGGTGCCGCAATCCGACGTCGACCTGGTGACCCACTGCCGCCAGGCCGTGGACGCCGAGATCGTCAGACACGGCCGCCAGCTCACCCCTGGCGAGTACGACCGCGCCTGGTCACGGGCAGCGGAGGAATTCGCCTCCGCGCGCCGCAAGTAACTCCAATCTCAACACCTAACTCTAATTAAAATGATTATCAAGCAAACACCCGTAGAACGCCGTCTCTGGGCGTCGGGCGCCATCGGCACCGACAAGAGCGAGGGCAAGCTGGTCAAGGCATCCGCCGACGGCAAAACCATGTCTCTGCTGACCTCCGCCTCGGATATCCCGGATGGCGTTGTCAGCAACCCTGACGGGCGCGACGGAGCCGACGGCAACGGCGGCGATCTGGTCCGTATGAGCCATCCGGGCATTGTCCAGGTCCGCCTCAACGACACTCCCGGCACCATCGAGGACGGCACCGACCTGGTGGCCTGCGCCGACGCTACCGTCAAGGCGGCCACCGGCGCGGCCGGCGAGGTCGTCGTGGCCAAATCCGTAGCCCCCAACACCAGCGGCCAGGGAGGCTGCCTCCATGACGCCATCCTCGTCGCCAGGCCGGCAGCCACTCCGGAAGCCGCTTCCGACAATTCCTGACCATTAACTCTTACCTCTTAACGACTACATAGCATGAGTACATCCGCAACCTACGCCGTCAACCTGCCGCTGACCAACTACATCATCGGCTGGTACGGCACCCAGACCCACGACCCGGCACGCTTCCTGGCTCCCGGCGTCAAGGCCCCCGGCCTGCTGACCACCTACAAGCGCTATCTGCGCCAGGACGCTTTTGCCGCCTCGGACACCCGCAGGCCCATGTACGACTCCCCCCGCACTATCGACATCCGCGGCGAGGACGTCCCGGTGATGCTGGAGGAACACGCCCTCAAGATCGGCATTGACGACCGCGAGCTGCTCGGAGCGGTTGACGCGGAAGTTTACCGCACCAGCCTGCGCCAGGCCAAAACCCGCGCGCTGGCCCGCCGCATGCTCATCTCCCACAATAAGGAGGTGTTTGACTACGCGAATTCGGTCATCCCCGGCATCACGTCGGTGGACGGCATCACGGAGGCCAACAAATGGAGCGACCGCACCAAGCCCGTGGTCAGCATCCTGACCAGCCTCATCAACAAATTCGCCGTCAACAACGGCGTCTATCCCAACCGCATCCTGACCACGCGCGACGTCTGGGCGGACATCCAGGCCAACACGGAAGTCCAGACCATGATGGGCGAGATGGGCCGCAAGGTCCTCACGCCGGAGACGCTGCTGGAGCTCATCGGCCTGCAGGGCGACGACATCCCGCCGGTCAGGGTCATGCGCACCATTGCCTCCTACAATCCCGGAGGTACGGGAGGCGCGGAGGTGGACAACGTCAATATCGTGGGCAGCAACATCTATCTGTTTTACGCCGACGACAATCCGTCCCTGGACGACATATCCGCGCTCAAGACGCTCAACCTCGCCGGCGACGACATGTACAGCACGGTGGAAACCTATCGAGATGAAGACATTTCCACGGAATGGCTGCGCGTGCGCGGCCATCACAAGGTCGTGTTCGCCGCTCCGTCGGCCATGATGCGCATGCAGATCGCCTGATGCAGGACGGAGTGTGGAGAGCCGGGAGTTGAAATGCTCCCGCCTCCACGCTCCCTCCCTCTCTTAACAATCAATTTTTTATCAAGACATCAAGATGACAGCCAAGAAATCAACCAGAACCAACAAACCCGCCGCGGAGCAGGCTCCTGCCCAGGAGATGGACACCACCACTCCTGATCAGGACAAGGCCACGCCGACCGTGGAGGGCACCGCTGCCGAGGCATCCGCATCGGAGCCTGCAGCCAATCCCGCCAATCAACCAGCCGTAGAGCCCGCCACTGACTGCCCCATGGGCGACAGCGACTCCGGGGAGGCAGGGGGCAATCCCGGCCCCAACATGACCAGTCACGAGTACGATAACCTGCATGATCTGACCTCCAACGTCCATGACGACAGCGACTCCGGGGAGGCAGGGGACGATCCCGGCCCCAACATGACCAGTCACGAGTACGATGACCTGCATGGTCTGACCTCCAACGTCCATGACGACAGCGTCTCCGGAGAGCAGCCTCCCCTCGCCATCCTGACCGCCAAGCGGCTCGGCCTGTCGCCCAGACAGCACATCACATCCATCATCGCCGGAGGCGTGATCAGCGGCATCCTGGCCCGGACCAAACCCTACGAGATGCTCGACCTGCGCAAGGCGGCCGAGGCCATCGGCATGTGCGACGCCATCGTCGAGATGATCCTGCACCTGGACGATGCCGTCCCGGAGGCCCCGGACGAGCAACCCGTCTCCTGACTATTAACCGTTGCCTGCCATGCACCACTGGATCACCTTGACGGCGGATATGCTCCCGGAGGTCATCGACCAAGCCGAGCTGGATGCCATCACGGCCGCCGATACGGACGGTTCTGTTGTTGACGGCATCATCCAGGACGTGACGGCCTCCGTGCGCGAGGCCATCGCTGCCAACCCCGCCAATGTGATGGACCTCACGGGGGATACCATCCCCCGCACCCTCAGGCCGGAGGCTCTGGACATGATTGCCTGGCGGCTGCTCAAGCGGTTTGCCGTGGCAGTCAGTGAGTCCCGCGACAAGGCCGCGACTTCCGCCCGCGAGCGTCTGGAGGCGGTCCGGGCCGGCACCCACCGGGTGATCGGTCCGGACGGCCGCATGCCCGTGCCTCCCGGCAAGCGTCCCTATGTCCAGGGGCCGCGTCCCGCCTACGGCTCCGGAGCGCCCGGATTATTTCCTTCCCCCCGGCGGGGGAGGTAACAGTAACTCAGCCCTTCCCACTCAGCAATGCCCTCTCCCTCGGATTACATGCGAGCCAAAATCACGGTTCCTGCTGCCGGCATGTCGTCGGCGGACTGGGACGGCGTGGATCCGGACATCCGGGAGCGCTCCTATTGGACGGCCAGGGAGGGATGCTATGCCCGCGTGCAGGGATTCCGCGACCGCTGCCAGGGGATTGTGGACGGCAACCTGTCCGAGGCGGACGCTCTGCGCGAGGTCCGCGCGATGCTGCGCGCCACCGGCTACCAGCCGGAGCCGGGCACGGAGGGTACTATCCAGGACCTCAACTCCGACGCCCGCCAGCGTCTCATCCTGGACACCAACGTCGCCATGGTCCGGGAACGGGCCTACCGGGACTCCATGCTGGGGTCGCTGGCCTATCCCGCCCAGCGCCTGGTGCGTATCCGCTACAGCCGCCAGCCCAGGGACTGGGATGCCCGCTGGAGGGAGGCGGCGGCCGCCGTCAACTACGAGGGCGTGGCTACCGACGGCTCCCATATCGCGCTGCTGACCTCGCCCATCTGGCGCAAGCTCAGCCGGTTTGATCTGGATTACCCTCCCTTTGATTTTAACAGCGGCATGGGGGTGGATCCGGTCGACTACGAGGAAGCTCGACGCCACGGCCTCACGATTCCGGAGGCGACGCTGGAGGGAGCTGACGGCGAGTCGCTCAACGCCAGCCTGGAGGCATCCATCGCCAAGATGGACGGCGACCTGCAACAGGCATTTGTCGAGGCTCTGGAGGACTGCGTGGAGGTGGAAGGAGACCGCGTCTACTACACCGACCCCAACGGCACCCGTCCGGTGCATTGGAGCGAGGCGGGCAAGGTTATCTGCGGGCAGCGTCCTCCCGTCATCCCGGACACCCAGGCCCGCGCCATGGTCAAATTTGTGGAGGACCAGCGCAAATTTGACAGGAGCCAGCGCGGCGTCCAGGGCTATGCCACCCAGGAAGAGTGGGACGCCCTCTACGATGCCGTCACCCGGATCCAGCCCACCGACGTCAAGGAGAGCGGCACGCTCTACCGGGGCATGTCCATCGACCCCAACAACGCCGACCAATTCCTGGCTGCCATCAAGCGCGACGGCTACCAGGCATTGCCCACCAAGATGGTGGACAGCTGGTCACGCACGGAGGAGACGGCACAGCGGTTTGCCGCTGCCGGCAAACCGGGCAACGAGAGGATCATCCTTGTCAATGAGGACTACCGCTCCGGCCACCGCATCGACACTATCGTCCGCACTCTCCAAGAGCAGAGGCGTCTTGTCAACAAGACCGACAAACATCCCCACACCAATGAATCGGAAGTCCTGTTCCTGCAGGCCGCGCGCCACCAGGTCAATAAAATCGTCCGGGGAAAGGACGGCACACCCACTTACGTCTATGTCAGCGAGAAGTAATAACAGATCAGCCCTTGCGGCTCTTGCGCCAGTTCTGGCGGCCGTTGCCGTGGCCGTTGGCCGGCCGGCCCGTACCGGACCAGCAGGAGACATACTCGCCGCGCACAATCGCCCGGCGCTGATCTTCTCTCAACTCAGACCACGTCAGTTTGCGAGGAGTCGGCTCAGGCTCCGGAGGGACATACCCCTTCTTGCGGCGCAGGCGCGACTCCCACAGCATCATCCTGTAGTCGGCGTTGGTGAATTTCTCAGGCCCCATGTCCCCCTTATGCCCCAACCCTCACCCCTTGTCAACTCATGATCAGGTTACACGTCGATGTGATTGGCCTCCAACGGCTCCCTCTGGCTCCCGCCATCCGCGCGGAGATGGTGGCCGATGTGGCCAGGGCCGCCCGCCAGGCGGTGAGGGACAGTTTTCAATCCATGATCGACCGCACCCAGTCCCAGGGATTCTGGGGCAAGGCCAAGCAGAGCGTCAACCCTCCCGTCATCCGGGACAACAAGGCCACCATCGACATCACCCACACAGGCGTGCGCCTGCAATGGCTGGGCGGCACTGTCCGCCCCACCGGCCGCAAGTCGGAGGTGACCGGCCGTCCCATCAGGAGCCTGCTCATCCCGTTTAAGGATTCTCCCCTGCGCCGGCGCTCCCTGGCCAGCCTCCACCTCCCGGAGGACGAGGTCATGGTCCTGGGCGACGTCGATACCGGCAACGCCATCCTGGCCCGCGTCAGGCAGCGCAAGCGTCGCAACAGGGACGGCCATTACCAGGACGTCACCCCGCTGGGAGCCCTGGTCAAGTCCGCCACCATCCCGGCCCATCCGGAGGTGATGCCCTCCCGCGATCAGATGCGCGATGATGCCGTGCGCGCCGCCACGCTGGTGCTCAACCGCCTCCTGGCCCAGGCCGACGGCAACTCCACTCTCCACTCTTAACTCTCCAATCACCATACAATGGATAAAGACTACAAACTCGCCGAGCATCTCATCGCCCACCTGCAGCAGGACGACGTCCTGGCTCCGATGGTGTGCCCTACCGTGTGGGACGAGCAGGAGCAGATCGACGCCATCAACCGCGCGGCCATGGGCAGGCCCGGCAGCGTCGCCGTCACTCCGGCAGGCTACGTCCCTCTCTTAGAGATGGGCGTCAATGCTCCGATGGTGCGCATGCACGCCGTGCTGGCCGTGAGCTGTTTTGCGCGGGATGCCGGAATGCCGGGCGGCGTTCCTCCCCTCCGTTGCCTGTCCGGCATGGTGGGGCGGACTCTGCATGCCGTCCGCCTCTGGGATCCGGTTGTCGACCGCGTCTGCTACGACACTCCCTCCGTAGCCTCCGTCGAGGACTACGACATGACCAAGAGCAGGCTCACCGGCTTCCGGGGCCGGGCCGTCATCCTCTACGCTCCCGTCAATTTTTAATTTTTTCCCAACCTCACCACAACACACAACCATGGCTAAGACCAATACAACCAACAATACCGATACGACCGGCACGACTCCGCAGGCTCCCGCCCAGGAGGACGCGCTGGTGTTAGTCCGCGTGACCAAAACGGGCACGCTCATCAATGGCGCTTACGGACGTGCCGGCGCTACCGCCAGAGTGACAGCCTCCCAGGCCAGATCTCTGGAGGCGGCCGGGCTGGCCGTCATCGTCGGCGTGTAACTGCCAACCATTAACCCATCACCAATCACTGATATGTCCAGATTTATTATCCCCGGCCTGATCATCGGCTCCAAGGTCAGCATCGCCAAATTCGGAGCCGTCATCAGCAGCGACGAACCGTCCAAGACCGTGTCCGCGGACTGGCTGCCCGTCCCCCCGACAGCGGAAGCCCCCGGCCCCTGGCTCTATATGGGCAGGATACGCACCAGCAACCCTCAGATTGAGACCAAGACGGGCGAGATTGAGGGCACCAACGACGGCGGCACTTACGAAACCGAGGAGCTGCAGCTGACCACCAAGCGCAAATTCCTGTTTGCCAGCAACTACATCACCCCGGAATTCCTGCAGCTCTCCTTTGGCCTTGCCCAGGACTGGGGCACGGAGCAGGTGGTCTTTGGCTCCGGCTCGCCGCAGATCGACGTCTATGTCTATACCGAGTGGACGGACGCCTACCGCGACGGGGCCAGAATCATGAGCGCCTGCATGCAGGGCCGCCTGCGCCTGGTCAACCCGGCCAAGGCTGCCTCCGATCCGTCCCTGGCAGAATTCGAGCTCAGCGTCATCTACAATCCGCTCTGCAAGCTGACCCCTGACGAGGACTACGCGGGAGCATAATCCCGTCTTCCCCCCGCGGCGGCGTCCATACCGCCGCGGGGAAACACCTCTAACGCCTAATCACTGATACCTGTTATGCAACTGCTGATTGATCTGGCCACCATGGCCGTCATGTTCCCCGGCGGCATCCCGGTCACCGACTTGTCCCTGGTGCGCGGCGACAAGATTCCCCTGCGCGTCACGCTGCTGGATGAGGGCGCTCCGGTGACTCCCTCCGGCACCAGACCGGCGCTGGCCGTCAAGACCGCCCTGGGAGACGAGACCCTGGTGCTGGCCGCCACCAATCTGGAGCCGGTCGATGATGCCCTGGGGCCGGCTTATGTCGGGAGCCTGTCGGTCAACACGACCCAGTTGATCGAGGCAATGAACAGCGCCGCGAGCATCGACCTGATCGGTGAGGTGGTCCTCATAGCCGGTGATGGTTCCCAGCGCACCTCCTCCCTGATCAGGGTAACCGTGCGCCAGGACATTATGCCGGCGGATGTTATCCCTCCGGAGGATGTGCTGGCCGACTGGTCCGAACTGGTAGCCGACGCCCTGGCCGCGCAGCTGCCGGACGCGCTCAAGGAGGCGGGAGTGGAATTGGAAGCGGCAACCGGGCAATCCACCTTGTCCAGCGGGGACGCCGCCGACACCTGGACCATCGTCGGAGGCTATGCGATGACGTGGGGAGACGAGATACTGGCGGGGCATCTGCCCGACAGCTGCCGCCTGAGAAGCATTTCAACCGTGTATTTTTTTGAAACCCCGGCCGCTAATCAATATTGCCTGCGTGTCTGGAGGCTGACGGACGGAGCTTACAGCCTGATTGGGACCTCCGCCTATGTGTCCAACCTGTCCAGCGGCCAGACGGCCACGTGGGTATTTACGCCGGGCGTTACATTGCAGCGCGGAGACAAAATCATCATCCAGGTGTGCGAGGGGACGGAGATGACGCCCTACGCGCTGGGCATGCACGCCGTCCTGACCCCTTCCGTCCCCGGACGCGGTTTGATCACGGAGGTGTCCAACCCGCCCACGGTGAACGGCACGATGGCCCCGCTGATGACCGTGGTGGTGGACTATGACGACGGCATCACCCTGGGAGGAATGGAGCTGGCTACCGCGCGACAACTGGACAGCCTGGGGAGGGATGTGCGCCAATCATCCGCGACCGCCGAGGCTGCGGCGCGGACGGCTGGCCAGTCCGCCGCCACGGCGTCCACGGCTGCCGTCCGCGCCGCGACATCCGCCGCCGTCGCGGACAAATCCGCGACGGCGGCGGCTAACGCCCTGGCGGCCATCCCTCAAGTGGACGCATCAGGCAACATGACGATTCCCGGAGGGCTTACGGCGGCGGGGGCCGTCAACGCTAACGGCGGCATCAACATCCCGCTTGCCGTGGGCGCGCCGACTGATACGTCAGCGGTCAACTTTTTTTATGCTATGGGTCTGGCAGGAGCCGTACAGGCGTTGATTCAGCCAATATACCTTAATTCCAGTTCGATCACAGTCGCGGGTTCCATTTCTAAATCTTCCAACGGTACTCTTGCCGGGTTGACGCAGCGTTTTTCGGTGGGCGCGGCTTCTGCCGGGTCCAATGCGTACGGGTCAGCGGTTATTCCCCTGACAGGGCCTAACGGCCAATTTAATTACAGTTCTGTCTGCGGATTTTCCCTTGCGGTCAATGCGACAGCCTTCGCCAAATTTACTTTTGGCATAGGGCGCGGCTCAAAAACCAACAGAACCGGGTTGACGATGGATTCTTATTCTATGATTCCGGGGAACGATCTGGCCGTCAACCACGGGGAAATCATCGATGTTACCATCAATACGCCTTACGATACTGTCCGCAAGGGATATGAAATCAGAGTAAGGGAAATCTTTTATGTATCGTCTGTTGGACACTGGCAGGTGAAGACGACAACCGTATTTCTTTCAGTAGGGACGAATGAGCTGATGCCGAACGGGCTGAACAGGCTTATTTACATGCAGAGCGGGCCGCCGAGTACAGCAGTGCGGGAGGAAAAGGCGGCTCTTTATATGGAGCTGGGAGGCGGCAGTACCAATACCCTGTTCAAGATAGCTTCTCTCCGCGGCTTCATCGCTTTCGAGGCAGGAACAGGCGTAAGCACCCTGATCATCGACGCGCGCAATGAGAAAACATATGCCCTTTCAGCCGACGCGGGCACAGGCACCAGGCACCTTTATTCCAATGGATTGACCAATCCAACCTATCACGCATTGGAAGCAATGGCCGTCAATGCTATTGAAGCCGAAGAAACGGCTGATTTTGAAGATATTAACGTACCTATAGAATGAACAACGCAGAAATACAGATTCAGTTCCCCCGGCCCGGCAACTGGCAGGAATTCACCCTGACGCCCATTTACCAGGCCGCGGGCGGTTATCGACCTCCGGCCCGCTTTACGCAGGACGAGATACCCGCGGACCATGCCCCGGCCATGGCCGCTGTTGTGTCCTCTCTGGTGGAACTGGGCGAGGACTGGCAAGCCGTCCAGGTATGGGCAAGGCTGGGAAAAAATGCCATAACCCTTGCGGAAGACGGCACCTATACAATGATTGATGGAGTGTGTTTGACCGTTGAGGCCGTCCATGCAGAGACCAAAGGCCGCAGGATTTTTACAGCCTCGGACTACCCGGCTTTTATCATCACGGACACCGCCGCCGTGGAGTTTTTCAGGTTTTTCACGACGGCATCCAATCGTTAATCACTCATATTCCATTACTAATCATGCACTATCTGTCTCTTGATACGGTCATTTACCGTCCGGACGGCCTCCGGGATATCGTGCTGTGCCAGTACGACGACGTGATGGCGGAGCTGGTGGAGGTCAAGCCCTCCGTCCAGCTCCAGCGCGAGTTCGTCATCGGCAGTCCCTGGATGCACCAGGCGTCAAGGGGCAACGCCTCCCTGCAGATGTCTTTTACGGTGGTGCGGGCATTTACGACGTTCGGACGCGCCCGTGCCTGGGGGCTCGACCTCCAAGAGACGCTCACCCTACACCCGGAGGGAGCCGTTACCTGGTTGTCCTGCTATTTCCGGGGCCGTCCGGGCCGGACCAGATCCTATCACGCTACGGTGGATCTTGCCCAGCCGTTGCCTCTCACGAGCGATCACGATCTCGGCGCGGACGGTCCGAGTATGGGCCGCCGTCCGGAGGACATACGCCTCCCCGGCATGGAGGGCAAGGCCTGGGCCGCCCTGCAGGTATCCCTCACTCTGACGGGAGACATTTCTTAACCATCTATAAACTTTAACTAATAACTATCATATCACCATGGCAGACAAGGATTACAAGGTACAGGTAGGTGTGGAAGCCAAGGCCGACACGCGGGGACTGGATCAGGTCAACAAGGGGCTGGACAAGGTCCGCAGGACGGCCAAGCAGGTCAACGACGAGCTGGACGACAATGCAGCCGCCTCCAATCTGGAAGAGGTGACGGATGCCGCTGAGGAGTCCGCCGAGGCTCTGGATAAGACCAGCGATGCTGCAGAGGGTGTGCAGGAGGCCGTCAGCAAGGTTGGACAGGAGGCCAGGGCCACCGGCGATGAGATGGACAAGGCAGGAAGCAAAGGAGAGGAAGCCGGGCGCAAAATGGAACGGGGAGCCAGGAAAGCAGCGGCTGGACTGGGCGACCTCAAGGCCAAGGTACAGGCGACGTTCAACATCCCCAACGAGCTGGAGGCTGCCTACGGCCGGGGCGTAGCTTGGGGACAGGCCATCCTGGACGGCTGGGAAAAATACATTGAGGGCGTAGACAAGGCCGCCGTCAAACGGGCGCGGGAACTTAAAGACCGGCTGGCCAGGGAGGCCGCCGCGCGCGAGCAGGCCTATACTGACGCGCTGACCAATGCCAAACGCGAGCGCATCTACGACGAGGAGCAGCGCAAAATCACGGCCATTAACGACCTTTACACCCAGCGAATCCAGCTCATCGGCCAGCTGGCCGTCAACCGCACGGCGGAGGTGGACCATGTGGATGCCCTCCGCCAGAAGGAGCTGGAACTGCAGCGCACCATTGTCAAGACCCGCGAGATCAGGGGGGAAATCAGCAAAGAAACGGCTGCCGCCCTGATGGCTGACCTGGACGCCTCCGAGGTCAAATCCGCTGCCAAGTCCCGTCTGGACCGCCAGCAGATCATGCTGGATGCCGCTATCCAGGCCCGCGACGAGACTGCCAGGCAGGTCCAGCTGATTAAGGCCGAGCAGGAGCAGGCGGCCAAGTCTCCTTATGCGGGTGTGACTCCAGAGGAGTACCGCCAATACAAGAGGGATGCCGAGGCTTATCATAATCCTGAGCGTACTGCACAGAGAGAGCAAAATATCACAAGGCTTGAGCAAGAGCTGCGGGATGCCATATCCCTGCGCACCAGCGAGGGCCTCAGTAACCCACGCATAGCCAAAGAGGCTCAGGATAAAATAGATGAGACACTGCAACGTCTCCAACGGTATAAAGACCTTGCCCAATACATTGCCGATGCGGACGCCAAGGTAGAGGTTATAGAGGCTTACTACCGTAACAGTAATCCTCTCAAGCGATATTCTCCAGACCACGACGGCGGCGAGGCGATGAAGGTGGATATCTCCAATGCCATCAAGGAACACGAAACCAGCACAATAGCTCGGAAAGAACGTCTTAAAAATGCTGAGGATCAGCTTAAACTGGACGAGTCCAACGTCACGACCCAGCAGCAGCTCCTGCAGTTCCAGAAGGAAATCAATTCCAAGGAGGCGGCAATCGCTGCCGCCAAGGCCGACCAGGCCAGCGCCGTGGCCGCCGACGAACGCCGCCAAAAAGACCTCGCCGAGCTGGCCAGCCAACGCAAAAAGGTCCAGAAGCGCTGGCGCGAACACTACGACCAGCTTACAACCGGTCAGGACTATAAGGACCGGGAGACTCCGCAGCTCAAGCGCCTACTGGCCGAGGGGCAGCACATGGCCGATGCCGGCTATATGTCCGAGCAGGACTCCGCGCGTCTGGCCCGGATGCGTGACGAGGCCCTCAAGGGATTGCCCAGGGAGCTGAGAGCCAAGGTCAAGTGGATGGTGGACGACATGATCAAGGGTTACTCCAGAGCCGCGTCCGGAGAGCGAAACCTGCTTACTCCCCTGGAGCGCAAGGATCTGGAAGCTGGCCGGTTCAAGGGCAAGCTGGACAACCTGGCCGACATCACCCCCAGCCTACCCAAAGATGGAGCGGCTGCCAAAATAGTGACTATTCTCAAGGACGTGGCCAAGTACGGCGTCCTCAATGAGGCCACCGTCAAGCAGCTGGAGGCGTTGAGCATGCGCATCAACGCGGACGATGCCGCCGGGCAGCGCGTCGTCTCCCTGGTCAGGGAACTGGTCCAAGGCGAGCTGGGCCGTATCCTGACGACCATGTCCAGACCACAGCCGGCCAGACCCCGGCGCGTCACTCCGGAGGGCCGCGATCTGGATGCCGAGGATGAGGTGCGCACGCGGATCCGCGCCGGTGCGCAGGCTCCGCAGCCTCATCCGCAGCCCGCACCCCAGCCTGCAACCGGTCAGGGCTACAACGCCATGATCGGCGAGTTTGCCCGGCAGATGTTTGGACAGGGGGAGACCAGCGGGCGCATTCTGGACGTCATGCAGCAGTTTCTGGTTATCGCGCGGCAGTCGGCTTCCCAGGCTTCCCTGTACGACGCCCGGCTGAGAAAAATGGAGCAGGAGGTAGCCACTCTCCAGTCCCGCGCCAGCTTCGGCCGCTAATCATCACATCCCCCCTATGAGAGTTGTAGAGCTGACAAACCGGGCCATCAAGGGAGCCAAGTACGAGTGGAGCAACTTTACCGCCGCCAGGGCGACCTGGCAGCAGTTGGCCAGAGATCAGGATGAGACGGCTCCCTATCTATATAAAGAGCCGGTGCGCGTGGTATGGGATGGCGTGACCGTCCTGGAGGGCACGATCCGCAAGTGCTCCCTGGATCAGTCCGGCGACGCCTGGCGCTGGAACATTGAGGCTTGCGATATTCTCCAGCCCCTGGAGGCGGCCTTGTGTTTCAATCCTGGGGGCACGTTGAGAGGCGGCGTATCCGCCTATGCCGAGGTCAGCGGCGGCAGCGGCGCGGATGCCCCGCGTAAAATCAAGATTGCCGGCACGGTGCGGTGGGCGCTGGAGGACGCCCGCAAGTACGGGCTTATTCCCTCCGGCGTCGGCATTGAGGTGACCGTATCCCCCTCCGCCTGGATGTGGGACACGGCGCTTGGCTGCGACATGTATGCCGGAGTTCTCCGCAAACTGCTGGCAGGCCGTCCCGGCATGGTGTGCTGGGTTGATTACTCCGGTTCCTCCCCCGTGATCAGAGTGGCCGACGGGGCCGGGTTGCCCGTAGTCACGCTGGACCGGGCGCAAGACTGCCTTTCTGTCATCTCGCTTTCTCCCCGGCCGGATCTGGTGCCTCCGGCCGTGGGCGTCGTCCTGACGGCCGGACGGCAGGCTTGCCGGTCCCAGGTCTGGCCCAGGGGGGCCAGCCTGCGCCAGGAGGGATGCGTCACTACCCAGGTGGCGCTGTCTTCCACATCGACGGAGGATGATGCTCCCGTCGGCAGCGAGTCTCCCGTCTGGGATTTTACCAAGCCGATTGTCGAGGTTCGCGGCGTCAAATTGCCGTCCGGTACGGATTCAAACGCCAGAAAATGGTGGTTCAGCAAGGTATCCCAGCTGTCATCCGTTTCAGGACTGCAGCTGGGGAGCATCAAAAAATCTGTAGTGGCCGGCGTGGACGGGACCGACATGAGCAATTATTCCACGGCGGAGTCGGCGCAGGCCTATGAGCATGTAAGCGGCCAGTTGAGCGAGGCCTGCAAGACAATCAAGTGGTGCTACATAGAGCTGAAACAGTACCTGTACACGGACACCCGGCCTCCCAGGGGGTGCGAGATGCTGTTCCCGCACACCAAACAGGTGGACGGCAAGACGCGCTGGTACAACTGGCTGCGCTGGCAGGGACGCACCATCAACAAGAGCCGCATGCGCTACCGGGCCAGCAAGTCCGGCGACTCCGGAGGAGATGACGGCAGCAATCCCCCATCCAGCGGCGGAGGCTCGCCGCCGTCCTCCACCACGGATTGGCCCGACTACTCTTCCATTCTGCGGGAATATTATGAGATAACCCGCGCCATGCCCTGGGAGGGCCGCGTCAACTCCCTGCGGGCATTGTCTCCTGCCAACCTGGTTGGTCGCCGTCTGGCGATTACCGGGGCGCGCCGGGACTACCTGGAGATGGCTACCTCCGTACAGGGGGTGACGGTCGATCTCGCCGGCAAGTCCACCAGCATCAACACCGGCGTTCCGGCGCATCTGTCCCTACAGGATATGGTGGACCGGGTTCAGCAGCTGGCATCCGGCCAGGAGACTCTGGATCAGGACCAGCAGCAGGACAATCCCATGCTGACCCTGCAATATGACGACGAGGCGTACAAGTCCCCGGACGCTCCGACTCTGGGACCGGCAGGGGAGCTTGTCTGGACGGAGGCTCCCGACAAGCCTCCCGTCTATGATTTGCAGGTGGAGCTGGACTGGTCTGACGACAACACCGAGGTAACCGGCTACCGGATGCGGCGCGGCAAGCTGATGCTCCAGGGAGTGTACATTGGACAGACTCCCGGAGACGACACCTCCGGCTGGTTCACCAAGGAGGGATTCACGGGTGGCGAAATTTGGCTGGACGTCAAATTCAACGGCAAAGGGAAACTGACCGGCACGTCGATCATGTATGAGCAGGGGACAGTCAACCCTCTCATTCTTACGGACGAGTTGGCGGACGAGTCAGAGGAATTTTCCTATTCTTTCCACATTGCGACGGTGCAGGACAAAGAGGTCTACCAGCACATGCTGGGCACCATCCAGATTCCGCTCAATCACGGCACTTTTTACCCATACGGCCCCGCCATCTAAATTTTACCCTATAGATAATAGTATGATCAGAATCTTTATTTTTTCGTATTCCGGAGACGCCGCTGAGGCGGTGGCTTGCGTGCGGTGCGCCCGGATGGCCGTGCCCTGTGCCAGCGTGACGGTGGTGGACGATGCGTCCAGCCCGGTGCAGGAGGAGACGGCGGAGGCTCTCCGGAGCATGGGAGCGGAGTATGTGCAGTCCTCCTGGGAGCGCCACGGTAACCTGCGCGGGCCTGACTGCATCCGGGGCATGCTTTCCGAGATGTGCCGGGAGGCGGAGGATGACGACATCCTGGTCAAGGTCGACTGTGACACGGCTCTGCTGGATGGCGGCTGGCTGCGCTGGATGGAGCAGCGCCCCTGGTGCCAGATGTACACCTCCGGAGATTTTGTCAATGGAGACTGGAGAGTCTTCGGGTGTTTGTACGCATTGAGAGGCTGGATAGCCAGACGTCTTTATCGGGAGATGGATTGGAGTCTCCTGGATGACCGCGCCCCGGAAGATTGGACGATTGGACGGGAGGTGTTGGCCAGGGTTCCGGCAGCATTGTGCCGCATTGATGAGCCATGGCGTAAACGTTCCCCGTGGAGTATATGGACGGCCTGGTGCTGGCCCAGCCGCACGGTAAGCGCCGAGAGTTACGCGGCCAGGTTTGCCGTGGTGATTACCGGCAGCCCCCGCATGTCCAACCAACCCGCCAGCGAACGGGCCAGGGTGATGCACCTGCTGGCCGACGCCAGGGAGAGGATGCTCCGGGAGGGAGTGGCCAGGGAGGACGACGAGGCGGTGGACTGGGGAGACCTGCTGGCCGCCTGCAAGGGAACAGCAGAGCCTATGCAGGTACCCTGCATGGATCTGGCAGGAACGGCCGAAATTGATCAGATACCTGTCGTAAATTGATCAGATGTCTTGGCGCGTTACACTCCTTCGCGCAGATGATGGCAGAGGCAGTGCGTGGAAATCCTCACTGGTTCGGCGGGAAAAAACGCCTGATCGTTCCCGTGCCCATGCACCGCGGCAAACAGGCTCGAAGGGGGTACAACCAGGCGCAGGAACTGGCGGTTCTGCTGGGAGAGGAACTGGGCTGGCCGTATGCCGGCGTGCTGAAACGCCTGCCGGATACGCTTCCCCAGGCCAGCTTGTCGCGGGAGCAGCGGCTCAGACATGCCCGTAAAATTTATGCGGCGGATGAAAAAAGGATGAAACGCAGCCCCGTTAGGGGCAGGGATGTGCTGCTGGTGGATGATGTTTTTACGACCGGAGCCACGGCAGACTCCTGCGCCCGTCTGCTCCTCCGCTCCGGGGCTGCTTCCGTCTGCGTGCTGACGCTGGCGCGGACGCATCATGCATGGCGCGGCTGAACCGGAATTTTCTTTCAGCCCGCCTGTTTCCTTTTTACAATGGCAGGCATGAATCCGGAGCTGATGTTTCATACGGAAGATGAAGTCATGTTTTATGATACGGACTGCGGCGGGGTGGTTCATAACCTGGCCTATTTGCGCATGATTGAGGCCTGCCGTACCAAACTTGGCGCTAAATTGGGAATGGATTACAAAACCATGAGCGATTTGCAGCAGTTTGCCGTAGTGGTGCGCCATGAGATTGACTATGTGCGTCCGGCCGTTCTGGGAGACACCATTTTGACGACGGGATGGCTTCAATCCGTGGACCGGGCCCGCTTCTGGTGCGATTTTGAAATGAGGCGCGCTTCCAATAATGATCTTCTGGTCAGGGCTCATCAGCAGCTAGCCCTGGTCCAGATGCCGCAGGGGCGTCCTGTGCGTATTCCTGCCGAATGGCGTGCGAGATGGCTGGAATGCATGGAATCCTGA